GTCAGCTGAATCTCACACTCGTGGTACTGGAGTGAAATGAGTGGTAGGGCCAAAGATGGGCTCTGTGAAAACCAGAGACCCAGTGGTACAGTTATATCACGACCAGGAATGGAAGGAAAGTTATTCTGAGGACCGGTAACAGTAGGGTCGCGATAGACATTTGGATACATTCCAGTAGTTCTAACGGCATTGCTAGTCACTATACCGGCATACTTTCCATTCGCCGGGTCATATAGTTCATGAACATCTCCAACTAATGCCCTCCATTTATTGTACTTAGTCTCATCCTGGTCCATGAAAGCATTGGCAATAATGTAGTCACTGTCAAACTGCTGTATAAGAGAGCCTCCGACCAAGAATGATACATCCTGAATGATCTGAGCGCCAATATATCTGACCCATTGGAACTCGTATTGAGATGACCGAGTACTGATGTATTTACTGTAGATATCAGGTAAGGTAAATGTGAAATACAAGTCACTGAGTAAATCTGCCACACGCTGAATCTTAGCCCTCAGTTTAATTGGCTGATCAAAAAACAACTCTTGTGGACCCTCCAAGGGTATCGTAACAGATTCAAATGAAAAATGACTGTACTTTTTGAGAACAGTGTAAAAAAACGTGAAATCAGGATTTCCACTGAGAATCACATTTTGCGCGCCGTAGGCAACTAAAATATATAAACCACCACCGGCCATGCTATCTCTTCTTGCTACTGCGAAACAAGATGAGATATCGTTTTAGACCTACGCATTTATTTTATTACATCTGAGTGCCGTCCCTTGACCACCAGGTATCTGCCAGATAGGATGACATGGACGTTTCAATAGACGTAGTGTCTACCTTGCTACTGGGGCCCTCCTTCATTAATGCCTGAATCTCACTGTAGGTCACAGCGTAACTGAAGTAATAGACACGGCTAATCATGCCCCTGATTGGCCCGTCAAAAGTCAGACTAGTAGCTACAGGGAGGCCATCTCCCCTGTCTACGAATTCGGGATCCCTTGACAGAGAATCAGTTTGGTTCTTGTACAATGTAATCTTTCTCGTGCTGAAGGCGTAAATATCGCCGTAGTTTTGATAAGGAGGAGTCTCACCAGCCAACTTCACCTTATGCTTCAGGTTGCCGTTAAGGTAGATATACATCGTATTCCCCTTGCACTGGACGGTCAAGTGGAACCACCTATCCACAGGGATATTGTCAATGTCCGTCCAGTTGTCCCAGGTTTCATAGCAGTTCATGTAGACGCGGAGACAGTTCCTGTCACCCCAGCAAAAGATACCAGGGCCCATCAAAGGGTACATCTGGCTGTAGCCCTTGTGGAGGATATGGTACAACTTTTTCTCACCCTTCTGGAAGGTCTGGCTCTCAATCTTAATAAACATGGAATAGCTGAACTCTATGCCGGAACGCTGGTTCTCTGAAAAATACACAGTCCGTGCTTCCTTATTATGGGGGTTTTGAATGGCCGTGAACATCTTATTTCCTGCAATATAGGTGTTAGGGAACAGCTCAACGCGATCCTTCCACATTGATACAAATGACTTGTACATGGCCTCGGAGGTGCCTATGCCAATATAAAGCAGGGTAACCATGGCAATACCCGTAAAGATTTGTGACAATGGGTCAGAACCAGACACCGCACTAGAGACATCCATGAGCTTCTATCTATCAAATATATGAAAAATGAAAAGGCAGTTAAGAATAACTATTTTTTCATTTTTTGTCTATATAGTCTATTTCACTTAAACTACACTATTCCCATCGCGCTGGACTGAGATGGAGGTCTGGGATGGGGAAAGAAGTCCCTTCAACTTGGTCCATATGGATGTATCCAGAGGGCCGTTCTGGTAAATCTTATAGACACGGTCCGGAGAATATGCGAAATTAGCCGCCACCGTCTGCCCGATAATCCCCCCGAAGCCGTAGGGACCACCTAACAAGAGTTCAGTGGACTCACCATCCACCTTGAACATACCAGGCAGTACGCAGCTACGGGACATCTTACCGTCAATATAGACATCCAGGGTGCTGCCATTGAGAACGGCCGTAATATTCACCCAACGCTGCATGTCAATATTCTCAATGTCACACTTCTTGAAGTCTGCGGAATTGTCAGTGTAAGGAGAGACACCGTAGCCGTTTCCAGTGATGGGGCGAATCTGTTCAAGCTTGGTAGAGGTCAGCTTGTCGTTCTCTGTGCTCACACGGATTCCCAGCTTATTGACATTTTGGCCCAGGTACATCACCATGGTCGCGTAACCCGCCTGGCCTGCCCCACCAGAAAGTACCAAGAAGGGCTTGTTGTAACCCTTGTTGATTCCCCAGTTAGTTACATAGACCCAGGTACTCACGGAGAACTCACCGCCCTCGTACATTGGGGGGACGTCGGAGTTATCAGGGGTAAATTTAGCGACCTTGTCAGCCTTGCCAGGCAAGCCGGAATCATATGAAGTAAAAATTACCATATCCTTCATCTCATCACTACCGTTGAGCCACTTGTAAAAGTAGTACAGTGCGATTGCCAGAATTACAAATACTGAGACACTGAATACCATGTTAGAAGCACCGCCCGCACTATCCATTTAATTCTAATACATCTGCCTAAAATCTTTTAGAATGGACTCGTATCTAAGCGTAAATAGACTTCCATTGATTGAATGGACTAATTCTTATATTCGTATTACAGTTGCCACCCGGGCAAGTAAATAAACCCGTAACCGCTGATAATGAGAATTCTGGGAGGGTAGGAGTTAGAGAACTTAGATATGGTTTATTGTCGGTATCCATGGTTTCTCTAGCGATAGCCTGAATCTCGTCAAGCTGCATGGCATAGGAAGCAAGGCTCACTAAGGCAATTGTACCCCCTAGACGGCTATCACCAACTTTAAGGGGTTGGGTATCATCGTAATCTGGCATTGCCGTACAGGTGTGAGAGGCCGTTAGATTTCCATTCACATAAATATTAAATTTACGCCCCTGTTTCACTATGGCCACGAAACTCCAACTCTGAAGGTTGATATTTGTGATATCTATTATTTCAGAATGCTGCTGCCCACTTACAAAGACTTCAAGGACAGCAGGGGCCATCATACTCCCTCGGCCTGCGTCGGGTGATATCAAAATCTTAAATGATTCTTTTGAGCCAATTTGGACAGCTGTGGCGTATTCATTGCCAACTGCCGCCGTGCGATTCATAATTTTCGGAAAAATATAGAATAAGAGTGTTGACCCGGACATATTAGACCATGCCTCCTTTAGTACCTCACTATCCGCAATCTGCCTTGTCGTTGAAAGCGGCATTTGCTCAGGACCAACTTGCTTAGGAGGTTTGGGTAGCGTAATATAACGTACGCTGTAATAAACGCCGTACGTTAAAAGTATAATCGCTGCCAGGAACCACAGAAACCTCATCTAAGAATCTATCATATAAGAATCTGATTATATTAAGAAGGGAATACTGCTTTTCTTGCCACTAGAAAATTCGGTGACAGATGCCAGATCGCTCATACGAGCCTGCATCTCATTAGGATCAATAGACTCGGCAAAAAGACGGAGATTTAGTGCCTTTATCCCTGCTGACAGGGTTATCGGTGCCACAGGAGTAGAACCTTGTTTTGTGGATGGTGTATGAGTTATATTTGAAGGGGCAAAGATTTTGTCACCCGTCGTGGGGTTAATATAACTGCTACGTAATTGTATGGTCTTTACTAAGAGTCCGTTGAGATATGCCTCCATGGCGTAGGGTGACTTGACAATACCAATTCTGAATGGGGTATGGACGGGTACATTGTCTAAGACTGCCGTTTGGACGCGGGCATTTTTATCATACACATTGATGTATACAGTGTTTCTCTGATTATCCAGACTGAAACTCATACTAGGCTCAACGATACTTGGACCCATGGCGAAAAATGTGCGTTGAAGATCCTTATAAGGGCTAATAGTCTGCTGGGGGTATTCGTCATTTATGAGTACATCCAGAGTTATACTGTAGTTACTTTGAGATTCAATTAAATTAGTAGATAGTTGCCCTTCATTGGCTGCGGGCAAGCCAATTAAAATATTAGTAACACTCTTCGGTGTTTCCCAATATAATTCAGATGTATCCGTGCCGGGTATCATCACATATCCAGGCCCACCAGGAGTCCGTTTGAATATCGGATGTACCCAGTGGTCTATTACAAGTAAAATAAGCCCTATCACGAGGACACCTGCCACAAAGTACATGATAGCTCCCAAGAGACCACTGCCTTTTACGGTCTCAGGCAGACCAGAAGGAAGAACCTTCGTGGCCTGAGCTACACCCGCTACAGTGGCGGCTTTCACATCTGTCTTTAAAGTTTTAGCCAGGCTCTGGGCAGATTTAATTGCTTCTGCGGCTGATCTGGCACGTTCAGAGTCCATCTACCATAGACCAGTCTTCTTCTTTCTTGTTTTCCTTTTACTGCCTTCTGGTTTACTCCCATGTTTTCTCAGTGTCTGCTTCTTAGGATCGTAGCCAATACGCTTATAGTAGGTCTTTGACTCACTTGCCTTACAGTCTGCCAGCTTCTCGCGCAGATAACAGACGAATGAGAGGCGGCTATAATTCTTATCAACCCCCTGCGTACCAGTCTCCACGTCATTCAAATACACCTTGGGTAAAGCCTTATTGAACTCTTTATCCTCGGCGCTCTCACGCATTTCCGTATTACAATGCCACTCATGTACATCCATGGCCAAGAAATCGCCCGTACGTAAGTCAAATCCAACCTTATATCTGGGGAATAATGTATATCCCCCATGGTACTTTCCTCGCTCAATCACTGATAGGTTTCCGAAGCCCTTTCGCATATCTCCATCATCCATATGAAGGCCTGTACGGAAGTTGCGATTCATGGTGACGGAAGAGAAGGCGGTGTCTGCGATTTGGAAATTCGGGTTTGAATGAGCCTGCTTGTACTGTAGCGCGTATCTATCGGGCACCAGTTTCTTGAACATTCCGTCTATGGCCTCAATGTAAGGGATACCGGCCTTGTATTGTTCAAAGTACTTCTGTGTATAGGAAGTTAGACGACAAGGGAGTTTCATGAAAGGTGTCTTCTCAAAGTATCCAAGAACACTGCTAAACACATTGTTATTGACACGCATCTTACTCACTTTCCCGTTTTCGTAGTACCTGGCAGAGTGACCAGAGATTTCCGTGGGCTTCCGCTTCTTCCAGTAAGGGCTTTTCAAGTCAATGGGACCCGCAGCCGCACCGCGATTTCTAGACGCAGACGCCGCGTTGTAGAAGTTGGCCCAGGCAACCTTGATTACATCGTGCGGGATGACATTCTTACGAAGTCGGGCCAACAGTTTTTTGCCCCCAGGCGCATCCGGGTCTTTCGCATAGACATCCACGTCGTTATCAAATATCGTATCTACGTCTTTTTCACTGAAATAGGTGCCTTCGCGTGCCTTCAGTTGATCTTCTGTCAGCTTCGGCTCTAGCACTACCTGCTTTACTCCAGTCACCTTGGCGGTATGTACGGCTTGTTTGGGGATTTGAACACCCTCAAATAAGTCCTCGTCTGAGACGGGCATTCTAACTGTGCTTGGGTAAATTAAAATATATGATGCCCCCCACGAGGGCCGAGACTGCCACACCCGCCACAACACCCTTCAAGATGGCCTGTTGGTCGGCCTCCATGAAGTCCTGGGCAGTTACCACGGGAGTCCTCCCTCTTGCGCCCAGCCTGGCGTAGTACTGGAGCACCTCGGTCTCCGTATAAGACCGCTTTCCAAGCATTGTATTCACGTCATTGTGGAGATCAATCGTCCAGCGAAATAGGTCCTTACGTGAATCGAGTGAGGGGGTCACAGGCATTTTCACCATGTGAGACTTGTAATGCTCACGACAAATGGGGCAAGGAATTACGTATTGTAGGGACTCAAAAAATTCTTTCATTGCCTTCTTTTCACTGTAGTTAGGTTCCTGTGAATAACCGAGAGCTGCAATATGTATTGTGTGCCAGAAAAAGGGG